GATGAGCTTGGGGGCGTTGGTGCTGAGGTAGGCGGCGGCCTCGACGCTCTCGCCGGTCTTCGGGAAGGTCTGCCCGCGCCAGGTGTTCGCGAGCCGTTGGCCCAGACCTGCCCGCACCACGTCGGCGCGCAGGTCCTGCTTCAGTCCGTCCGTGACGTCGCGCATACCGGCGGTCACGGACTTGGCGATCTGCACCTCCGTGCCGGCCATCAATTCGCACAGGTCCGGCACCGCGGCCGAGAACTTCACGGATCGTCGTTCCGGGCGAGCCGCGCCACTCCGCAGGTCCGGACGAGCTTGCGCGCGTCGATCCGCGAGAGGGCGGTGACCTCGACGGTTTCCCGCACGGCGCCGTCGTCGTCGAGGACGTCGACCTGATCGCCCTCGGCCGGCTCGGCCACTTCGGACAGCCGCACCTCGATCAGGGTGGCGGCGAGGTCGAACCGGTTTCCGTCCAATCCGACGATGGCCTCGGGCGAGCGGTACCGGATGCGCACGGGCAGGCCTCCGGCGCCGCCGCCCGCGCGCCAGATCGCGTCCTCGGCCATGTTGGGATCGTCGAACATGGCGTCGACAGCCAGGGCGAAGGGGTTCATGCCGGTGCCTTGGGCTCCCGATCCTCTTCGCTGGCGGTCACCTCGCCCACGTCGTCGTTCACGACGACGTGGGTGCCGGCTTGGAGCGCGGCCTGCGCCTCGTCCCAGCCCAGCGTGACGACCTCGGCGTCCTTCTTGTCCTTCTCGCGCAACCGCATGGTCGCCCCCGTCAGTTCGAGGTGGTGCCGCGCACGAGGAGCGCGGGGCGCTTCACGAGCGGGAGCGGGTTCGACTCGGTGTAGATATCCATGCCCTTGCCGAATTTCTTCGGCTCGAGGGGGGCCACGAACACCTCGGCGTCGGCACCGTTGGGGGCCTGGTTCACGCTGCCCCAGAAGTCCGGGGGCGCCCAGTAGTTGGTGAAGGTGTCGGTGGTGCCGAGGGGGAAGAACCGCACGTCGCCGGCCGGGATGAAGCGCTGCGGCGCCGTGGTCGTCCCGTCCTCCTGCATGTAGGAGGCCGAGCCGCGGTACTCCTCGAAGGTGATCCCGCCGAAGGTGAAGCCCTTGCGCACGTCCTCGCGCAGGATCTGGGGGCCGGACTGGTAGTACTTGAACGCCTCCTTCACGCTGGCATGGGCGACGAATTTCCGGAACCACTCGGGCGAGGCGAGCGCATGCACGCCCGTCATCGTCTCGCCCAGGAGGTTGTCCTCCATGTGGGCGGTGACGTCCTGGCACTTGCCCAGCACGTCGGTGCTGCCGGTGCCGAGCACGAAGTCGATCACCTTTTCGGTGACGCCGAAGGCCGCGAACAGGTCGAGCAACACGCTGCCGTCGGAGTCACGGATGACGCCCTTCATGGCCCCCATCCGGAGGCTCTCCAGGGTGATGGCGTGCTTGCGCCGCATGGTGATGAGCTTGCGGTTGAGGAAGCCCAGCACGGTCTCCAGGCCGGCATCGCCACCGGCGGTGCGCGCCAGCATGTTCTGCACGTCGGTGGCCAGCACGCTGTCCTCGTGCGGGATGTGCGGCACCACGAAGGACACGGGCTTCTGCCTCCCGCGAGTGCCGAAGCTGGCGGGGCCGCCGCGCGGGCGGGTCGGCAGCAGGTTGAGCACCCCGTTCTCGATGAGCACGATGACGGAGGTGGTCGGGACCGGCTCGGCCGCGAACAGCCCGAGCTCGTTGATCCGGCCGTAGCTGTTCGGCACCAGGGTGATGCTGCCGGTGAGCGCCGCGGCCGAGAACGCGTCCTGGTTGAAGATGTCGAGGATGGTGGCCATCGGCTTACGCTCCTTCGCGGACGATGATGCCGACGGCCTTCAGCTGGCCGTTGGCCGCCGCGCGCTTCGTCGCATCGTTGATGGTGGGGCCGTAGGTGAGGCCGGCATGGCTCGCGATGGCTTGTCGCGAGACGATCACGGCCTTCTGGTCGGCGCTGGTGGCGTCGACCGGGGTGAACAGCACCGCCACGGCGGTCTGCGAGCCGTCGTTGCCGGAGGAGGCGGCCGGGACGTACTTGCCGGTGGCGGCCACCAGGGCGAGCACGGTGCCGGTCTTCAGCTTGCCGGCACCGGCGGCGATGATCGCGGTGTCGCGGCTGCGGAAGCTGCCGTCCTCCGACTTCAGCCAGTCGGAGGCGACGGGGGCGGTTTCGAGCAGGGCCATGATCAGGCTCCCTTGGTGAGGCCGGCCCGCTTCAGCTCACGCTGCATGCTGGTGGCGGAGGCGGAGGCGCCGGCATTGCCGAGCGCGGCGGGGGGGTGGGACGAGATCGACGTCTGGGCCTCGGAGGCCACAAGCTTGTCGAAGAGCGCGGCGCGGGCCTGCTCGACGGTCTTGCCCTCGGCGAGCATGATGGCGTCGAGCCCCTCCGGAAGGGTCGGATCCTTGCGGCGCGCGAGAGCGACGAGGTTCCGGACCTCGCCGGCCGCGCCGATGCGGTCCTTGGCCTCCGGGACGCTCACGCCCTCGGCGATGAGGCTCGCGGCCATGGCCGGCACGCCACCCGCGACGCAGAGGGTGACGATCTCGGCGGCGTCGGCGCGCGCCATCGTGGCGGCGGTGGCGGCAGGCTTGGCCGCAGTGGCGGCAGGCTTGGCGCCCTCCACGGTCGCGGTCGGGGGGGCACTCGGGTTCGGGGGGATGACGGGCTCGGAGCCCGCCGGTGCAGTCGCCATGGGTTTGTCCTTCGGGCGGGGGGGAACGGCCGCTGTCGTGGGGCGGACGCGCTGCGTCCACGCCCGCTGATCGGCGAGGGCGACGAGGCGCTCGGGCGGATGCTCGAACAGGCGGTAGTCGAAGGCCGTCGGCTCGGGCGCGGCCTCGTCGTCCGCCATGCGCGCCAGGGTGCGGTCGGCGTAGCCGGCGGCCACGGCCTCGTCCGGGGTCATCCAGATCTCGGCCTGCATATCGGCCCGGGCCGCCGCGACGGTCTTGCCAGTCTTGCCCGCGTAGATCCCCGCCATCGCCGTCGCGAGGGCGGTGAGCGCCTTGATCTGCAGTTCGTGGTCGTCGACGGTGCCGAAGGTGAAGCCCGACGGGTCGTGCACCATCATCAGGGCCCCGAGGGACATCACCACCTCGTCGCCGGCCATGGCGATGACGGAGGCGGCCGACGCGGCGATGCCCTCGACCACGATGGTCTTGCGGCCCCGATGCGCGGCGATGGCCGCGTGGATCGCCGCGCCCTCGGTGGCGATGCCGCCGCCGCTGTTCAGCCGGATGGTGACGTCCTCGTCGCGGCCGACCTGGGCCAGGGCGAGGATCACGTCCGAGGCGCTGAAACTGTCATCCCAGTAGAGATCGCCGACCGTCCCCGACAGGACGATCTCGTTGCCATCGACCCGCGCGGCCATGGTTCCTCCGTGAATGGATAGTGGGGCCGCTCAGTCGGCGGGTTCGGCCGGCCCGGTCGCCGGGGTATCGTCGGGCGATGCCGCCGCGTCGGGCCTGGCTTTCTGGCGCCCGTCGCTGGTGTAGGAGAGGCCGAGCGCATCGGCGCGCTCGTTGTCGCCCGCCTGCTCGGCGTCGACCGCCTCGGCATCGTATCCGCCCTCGGCGACCTTGCGCGTCCGGGTGGAGAGACCCGCCTGGATCTCCATGGTCTTGCCCTGCACGTCCTGTACCGGGTGGATGTACGGCCAGGCCTGCGGGATCCAGTTCACCGCGTAGGCGTCCTGCCGGGTCATCCCGGCCGGCAACCGCAGGGCGCCCGACAACAGCGCGAGGTCGATGAACCGGATCCAGATCGGCCGGCAGAACTGGAACACCACGAGGTGGTGCTGCCACTGCTCGACGGCGCGGCGGAAATCGTTGAGGGCCGCGCGCAGGGTGCGATCGTTGAGCTGGCTGTAGTCGCCACTCAGAACCTCGTAGAGCAGCCCGCAGGCTGCCGCGACACCCCGTTTCGCCTCGCGCACGAAGGCCTCGAAGTTCGGGCCGACATCCTTCGGGTCGCTGAACTCGATTTCCTCGCCGTCGGCCAGGACCTGGATGGTGCCGGGCTCGAACTCGAGGGTGGCGACCCCGTCGGCGTCGGCCGGGTCGACGTCGAGCGGCTCGTCGCGCTCGCCCGTGATTACCCGTTTCACGAAGCCGACGAGGCGGGCGGCGTTCTTCTTCCGGATCAGCTCGGCGTCGAGATAGCCGTCGAGGTCGTAAAGGGTGCGCAGGGCCCGGGCCAACCACGGCTCGCCGCGATCCTGGCCGGGCCGCATGGCGCGGTAGAGGTGACAGACGTCGGTGGCCGGCACCAGGGCCTGCTCGATGGCACCCGAGACGATCAGGCCGTCACCGGGGTGTTCGCGATACAGCCAGTATCCGATCCGCTTGCCGATGGCGTCGTACTGGATGCCCTGCCGGATCCGCGCCGCGACGTCGGTCTTGAGGTGGGGGCAGTGATCGCCCTCGAGGAGCTGCAGCTGCAGCGGAACCGTGAGCCCGTCCTCGGGCCGGCGGGTCCGCATCCGGATGAAGCTCTCACCGCCCTCGACCATGCCGCGTACGGCAAGCGCCGTCAGGCCGTAGAAATCGTGGGCGCCGACGCTGTCGGCCTCGTCCGTCCAGCCGAGGAACAGCCGCTGGAGTTGGGCGCGGAACGCGGCGTCCTCGGCCTTCCGCTTCTTCGCCTGCGGCTTGGTCAGGCCCTCGTAGGAGCGGGCCGCCACGGAGCGCGGCACGATCCCGGTGCCGACGATGTTCGTGACCAGACGGTCGACGGCGGCACCCGCGTAGGGGTTTTTCCGGGCCTGATCCCGCGACTTCCGGCGCAGCTCGTCCAGGGCATAGACGATCGCGGTGTTCGGGCCGTAGCTGCCGACCCGCCAGGATCGCGAGCGCCGGCCGCCGCCGTTGGCGACGTCGTAGGGCTGGGCCTCCCGGGCCGTCGAGGCCTCTTCTCCGGACAGGTCCATCACCATCCGCTCCGGCCCGTCAGGGCGATCTGGCGCGTACGACGGGGCCTGATCTGACCGGCAGCGGTCTCCTGGGCCGCCTTGCGCAGGCGCAGGTCGCCCAACGCCCGCCGCATCTCGTCGTAGCTGCGATAGGTGATGGTCGCCGCGTCCGGTGCCTCGACGCGCAGGGCACCGGAGGCCATGGCGGTCTCGAGGGCCGCGATCTGCTTGTCGATGGTCACGGCCATGGTCACCTCGTCCGGCTTCGGACCTTGCTGCGGCGGATGGTGGCGCGATGGAGGTTGCGCGCCGCGAGGGAACCGGGGGCGACGGTGGCCGGTGGCGGCTCGTCGGGCTCCGGCACCGTTCGGACGCGCGCGATGCCGAGGGCGTGCTCGAGGTCGCGCCACTGCGTCTCGCGCCAGCGGTCCCGCCCACGCATCGCCGCGACGCCGCGGGCATAGTTGGCGCAGTCCAGGACCTCGTTGCGCCGTCCGCCGATCGGCACCCACTGGCGCCGGGTTCGGCCACGGGTGACGTGCGTCACGAGTTCCTCGGCCGTGAGCTGCTTGACCTGATCCTCGCTCACGTCCTCGGGCAGGTGGATGAACCCGGCCGGGAAGGCCTCGCCCTGCGCCGGCCGTTGCAGCGCGAGGCAGCCCATGAGTTCCTGCTTGCAGAACGAGGCGCCGATCCGGAGCGTCTTCAGGCCCCGGCGGAGCTTCTTCCCCGCCGGGGTCGTGTCCTTGGCGCCGACGCCGAGGAACGCGCTCTGGACGCTGTCCTGGCCGTCGACCGCGTGGACGTTGCCGCGCCCGGCCTGCCGCCGGACGAAGGCATAGACCTCGGCGGTGAAGCCGCTGGAATCGATGCCCCAGTCGCGGACACCCATCTCGGCGCCGCCCGCGTGCTCCCAGGTCTCGTCGAACATCGCCTCGAGGCTTTTCCAGACCTCCGGGCGGTTGGTCTCGCCCGGCAGCACCCGGTGCTCGATCAGCCAGCGCTCGCGGTTGCGTCCGAAGGCCCAGATGCCAACCTCGAGCCGGTCCTTCTGCACGTCCACGCCGGCAAACAGGATCAGGGCGCCGAGGGGGATTGTGCCTGACAGGTAGGCCCGGTCCCGCCGGGCGTAGACGTCCTGCCACTCGGGAGCGTCGACGCCCTCTTTCCAGGTTCGCGCCAGCTGGGTGTTGTAGAACGCCCGCAGCGCCTCGGGCCCGCGCCGCATCGCGCGGGCGTACTTCGCCACCGTCTCGCGGATCGACTGCTTCGGCGCGTAGAGCTTCGAGCCGATGAACCCGGCATGCTCGTTCGGCACCGCCAGGCTGCCGCAATCCCGGCACACGGCCCGGCGCACGCCGTGCGCCTCGGGCGCCCAGCGCTCCGGCACCTGATGCTCGCCGCAGCAGGTGAAGGCCCGCGTCTGCCGCCACTCGATCCGGCGCAGGGCGACGAGGCGCTGCGACTCCGTCCAGGCCGTGCCGCAGCCGGCGCAGTGATAGTGCGCCGTCTCCAGGCGGATCTTGCCGGCCTCGTCCTTCTCGAAGCGAACCTGCTCCCATTCGAGGGAATGCCAGCCCTCGCAATGCGGGCACTGCACGAAGGCCCGGCGCTGGTCGCTCTCCTCGTAGGACGCCTCGATGGCGCTGCGGCCGGCGATGGTCGGTGAGCAGGCCAGCACCGTGAGGCTGTTGGTGATGAACTCGGCCTGGCGCTCCTCGGCCAGATCGATGGGTGGCCCCTCGCCGCCGGCGGAGAGCGGGTACTTGTCGATCTCGTCGCAGACCAGCAGCCGGATCGGCCGCATGGCGAGGTTGGTCGGGCTGTTCGAACCGACGAGGGTGATGTGCCCGCCGGGGAACTGCTTATGCGTGAGGGTGGCGGCGGCGTCCGTCGCCTTCGCCGCACCGAACAGCTCGCGCAACACCTTGGTGTCGCGGATCATCGGCGCCAGCCGGTCCTTCGAGAAGGTCTCGGCCGCGTCGTCCTTCGGCAGAACCGCCAGGATCGGGCACGGATCGACGTGGATGAACCGCCCGAGGATGTTCTCGATCACCGTGGTCTTGAGGAGCTGGGTGCACGCCATCAGGGTGAGCTTGCGCACCCCCGGCTCCGTGGCCGCGAGCATCGGGCCGCGGGCGACCTCGACGCGGGCGGTGATGAATTTGCCCCCGTTCGACGATTCCTTGCTGAGCTTCCGGAACGCCTCGGCCCATTCGACCACGTTCACCTGCGGCGCCGGCTTGGTCCCGGCCCGCCAGGATCGGCTCAGGCTCTCAAGGTCGAGATAGGGTTGCTTCCGGCTCTCCGAGCTGGTCGAGATGCTGCTGGACATGCGCGGTCAGAACCGTGTTGAGCCTGCGCGCATCGACCCCCAACTCGTCCGCCATGATCGTCGCGATGCGGGAGGGCCAGGTGGCCCAGGCGTCGCGCAGGTCGCGGGCGGTGTCGAAAAACAGCTTCTCCGCCGCTTCCCGATTGACGAGTCGGCCCTGCTCGATCTCGTAGGCCTGCTTGCGCTGCAGCCCGAGGAAGTTCTCCTTGCGCCGCAGCGCCTCCGGAAGCTCGAGGTCGGGATCGTCCGGATCGAAATCGCGGACCGGCCTGTCCCCGGCGGGGCGGGGCGCCACGGGGTCCGCCCTCACGACCTCGGGCTTTGGCCGCCCGGCCGGGATCTCGCGCGGATCCGGCTCGGCCTTCGGAACGGTCCGCACCGGCCGGTGGGTGGTGCCGCCACGATAGTTCGCCGGGCGCTGATCGAGGTTCCACTCGCTCGCCTCGACGTCGACCTTACCGTCCTCCATGAGGGTGAGGAGCCCTTGCCCCTTCCACTTCGTGACGATCGCCTTCGACACCCCGCGATGGCGGGCGAACTCGGCCTGGGTCATGCCCGTCGCCGGGCGTTCACTGCCAGCGTTCACTGTTCACCGTTCACGGGTTTTGGAGGGCTGGCGCTAGTGAACCCGGGGGCCCCGACCACCCGTATAGGGCTGCCGCCCCCAGGGTCCCCCGCCCTGAGGCGGGGGGCGCCCCGGGGGGCGGCAGCGGGTGGCTGCGGCGGACCCTGCCGCAGCCCTGGGACGCGTGGTTGATGCGAACGAGATCGTCGCCGACCCTTGATGCTCGCCCGCTGCGGCGCGGTCCATGCCGCTCCAAACGCCCGATTTTACTTCCGACAAGGGGAGTTAGCAGCGGCCAACCGCAGGGCGGATCGACCCGATCAGGCCGCCGTCGCGAGCCCGCTGCGAACGAGGATGGCACGGCGACCCGTCGCCGCCTCCCAGCGCCGCACGGCGGTGTCGACATAGGCCGGATCGAGCTCAATGGCGTGGCAGATGCGGCCAAGCTCCTCGGCCGCCAGGATCGTAGTCCCGGAGCCAACGAACGGGTCATAGACCCGGTCGCCCGGCACCGTATGGTTCAGGATCGGCCGGCGCATCGCCTCGAGAGGCTTCTGCGTCGAATGCCCGGTCTCGGAGCGACGATGCGGGATCAGCCACACCGTGGTCTGCTTCCGGTCGCCGGCCCAGCGGGCGGTGCGGCCCTTCCGGACCGCGTACCAGCACGGCTCGTGCCGCCAATGGTAGTGGCCCCGGCTGATGATCAGCCGGCCCTTGTCCCAGACGATCTGCGACCGGGGTAGGAAGCCCGCGACGCGCAGGCTCGTCTCGACCTCGCTGGCGTGAAGGGCGGAGTGCCAGACGTAGACGACATCGCCGGGGAACAGCGCCCACGCGGCGCGCCAATCGGCACAATCGTCGTTGGCCACGGCCCCGACAGCGCGGTTGCTATGGCCCGGCAGCACCTTGGCCCGCCATCCGGGGTCGTAGCTCACCCCATAGGGCGGATCCGTCACCATGAGGTGCGGCACCGCCCCATCGAGCGCGGCGGCGGCGACGGCCGGGTCGGTCGCGTCCCCGCACACGAGGCGGTGGGGGTCGAGGAGCCAGACATCCCCGCGCCGGGCGAGTGCCGGCGCGGGGAGCGGGTCCGCACCGGGAGCTGGTGCGGTCGAAGGGGGCCGGTTTTTCACGGCCTCGGAATGGTGTTTGGGCATAACCTGATGCAGGGTGCGCCCGCCCCTCGAGGGGTGGCGGGGTGACCGGAAGTCCGGCCGGCAACGGTCATGCGTGGTCCCATCCACGCGGTTCGAGGTGATTGCAGCACCTCGGCTCCCGCCTCTTTTCAGAGCCGGGACAGCCTACTGGACCCGCCGCATGAAGGCGAGGGGCAATGCGTCAGGCCGATGCCGCCAGCAGCTTCGGGGTGATCGAGCCATGGAACGGGTTCCCCCACTGCTCGCTCATGGTCACCACGCCGCTCTCCTGCAGGGCGGTGCGCTCGGCCTCGGTCATCGCCAGGAACAGCTCCGGCACCAGGGTCGGCATCAGGCCCTTGAAGCTCGCGGCCTTCGCGGCCTTCACCTCGACGGTGCCGAGGTCGGGGAAGCGCTCGGTGAAGCTTCCGGCCACACCCAGTTCGCGCAGACGCGTCTTCAGGGCGTCGATCTCGTCGTTCTGCGCCTGCGCCGCCGCGATCTTCTCCAAGAGCTGCCGGGCGAGCTGCGAGCGGATGTCCGTGGTCATGGGGCGGGGCTTCCGAGAGAGGCCGCAAGCGGGCGGCGGGGATAGGTCAGGATCGGCCGCCGTGATGGGCAGCCCAACGTGCGGCCTGCTCGAAGGCCTCGCGAGCGCAATCGACGACGATCTGGGCCGGTCGGCCGGGATGCCGCTCACGATAGTCGAGGGCGGCGCGGTGCTTGCGAGCCGCATAGGCCCTGGCGCTTTCCTCCGGCGCCTTCGGCGGGGCTGCGATCATCGGGGCCTCAGCAATTTATGCGCGTCCAGGTCCGGGGGCAGCGCTCGCACGCAACCCGCTCGCGGATCCGGCCGCCGGTTGTCGCGTACCCGGTGGTGCGGCCACAGGCGCCGCGCACCTGCTCGGGGCAGAGGCAGGGCACCCGGCGGCGCGCCAGGATCTCCTCCCCCGCATCGATCAGAGCGCCGGCCAACGCGGGCCGCCGCACGAAATCGGGTGGCTCCACCGGCGCGGCGGACACATCAATGGCGCTCATAGGAACTTGCTGCCGGCGTGGTTCTTGAAAGCCTGAGCGCGCCGGTCGTAGGCTTGCAGCGTGCTGGTTTGGGTGTGGCGGGTGATCTGCATCACCTTCAGCACGTCGGCGCCCGCCTCGAGGGCGGAGGTGACGAAGCCGGCCCGCAGGGAGTGGCCGGCGAACAGCGTGGCATCGAGCCCGGCCGCAGCCGCGCGATCCTTGACGATCTGCGCGACGGCCCGGTCCGACAGGGCGTTGAGCCCGACCCGACCGCCCTTGGCGATGGGCCGGAACACGGGGCCGGAGACGATCGACGCGCCGGCGAGCCAGGCGTCCAGGGCCTGGACCGGCTTCAGCTTCGAGCCCGCCGGCACCGGCACCGTGTGGCCGGCGCCCTCCTGGTCGGTCTTCGACCGGACGATGTGGATGACGATGCCCTCGGGCGACCGCTCGAGGTCGGACACCTGCAGGGCCACCAGCTCGGAGCGGCGCAGGGCCGCCGCGAAGCCGATGAGGAGCAGCGCGCGATCGCGCTTCCCGATCAGCGTGTCCGGGATCCTCCGGAGCATTGTCTTCAGCGCCTCGGCCGTGGCCGGTGCCTTGCGGGTCACCTTCGTGCCGATGCTGCGCCGGATCCCGCGAACCACCTCCTTGACCAACTCGGCGTTGGTCGGCGGCTCCCGGCCGGCCTTGCGATGCATGAACGCGATGGCTGCCGCGTGCAGATCGATGCTGGAGGCCTTCAGCCCCCGGTCGGCGAGGCCGGCGAGATAGCTCGCCGTGGTCGCCGCTGACGCCGGCAGGGGCTCCTCGCCCATGCCGGCGCACCAATCCCGGAACGCGTCGAAGGCCTGGCGGTAGGCCTCCACCGTCCGGGTGGCCTTGGACACCTCGGCGTAAGCCCGCGCGCTCCCCAGCGCCGCCAGGAAGGCGGGCGTGGGATCGCGGGGTTCGTCGACGACCATGTCGGCCGGTGCGACCGGCACCGGCAACTGCGACATGGGCGCTTCCCAAATATGGACGGCCCGGACGCGGTGGGGGCGCCGGGTTAGGTGTCGGCGTGGGTCGGTGCCAGCGCGGATCCGACGGAGCGGAGCCCGAACGCGCAATGCTCCTCGTCGATCGCCAATCGACCTCGGGCCACCAGTTGGGGGATCCGCTCCACCCTGACGACGCGATAGGCGTCAGCCCTGTTCACGACAGAAGCCGAGGGAATGCCTAATGATGTGTCCTCGCCTGGCGCGGTCCCGGCAAGTCGATCCTGTGCGATCGCGCGGCGCTCCAGGGTGTCCGCCATCTCCCGAAGCCTGCGCGCGTCTGTGCGAAGCTCGGCCGCGAAGGCGGTAGGGGCCCGGCTCATCGGCGCGGGCTCCGACCAGGCGCGCACAGGATCTGCTCCCGGCCTGTGACTACGACGACGCTCGGCCCGTGCCAGGCGCCGCGATCGTTCGCGAGGTGAACCGGGGGGGCCGTCAGTCCGGACCGGATCCGCTCGGCAAGCTGCCCCATTTCGAAGAGCAGCGCATCGAGATCGGCGTAGGGCTGTTCCGGGTTGCGGTCGCCGAGCGAGATGGTGCGTCCCTTCCGGACGAGCGCGTCCAGCTCCCCGGCGCATTGGGCGAGGAAGGGCATGGCGGGCCTGAAAATGGGAGTGGAAACAACTGCGCCCCGCCACCGTGTTCGGTGCGGGGCGCAGTGCGTCATTCATCCTGACTGTACAGGTTCGGCCCCGGGGCTGTCAACAGACTGAAGGTTTGTAGCGGGCGTTTCCGGCACTGGAAAATTCTATAGCACCAGAATGGACCTAGTTCTTGGGCTTCGCATCCTCAGAAATTTCGTGGAGTTTGCTGCATACAATATGGATCAATGTAGATGGGTTTGTTCCACCCTGGTCTTTGCATTCCTCATTTCGCCTCACCGCATGTAATCTTGCAGTATTATAACTTGTTTTTAGCGATTTGTATAAACCCAGATTGTTTTTTTCATAATCCCCCAGATGTGATTTAAGGTCCTTAATAACTGCATCGCAGCTACTCAAGCGTCCTGCACGCATATAAGGCTTCGCTGAATACCCAAAATGCAGTAAAATCCAATATTCGAAGCAGGGATCCGACCAAGTTACCTCAAAACTATTAGTTTTTCGGGATTTTTGAGAGATGGCTTGTGACAATGCGGCGTCGAAATTTGCGTGCGTATCTCGATCAATGACGCAATAAGTATAGTCGAAGCCTCTCGGGGAATCTTTGAGAATTTTGATTGCATAATTTATTACCGATAGAGGGTCTGTTCCACACTCTCCGCCGCAAATACGCACATCTGCACTGCTCAACCCCAAATCGGCAATCATATCCCTAAAGTACTGTGGTTCAGTTTTCTTTCCTTCACAAACGATTAGGACAGTGTCCCTTGATTTTCGGGATGCCTTTTTTCTCGAAAAATCAGTTTTGGCTTGCGACATGCCTAATCTCTATCGATCTGTATCCATACCATCAAAGTTATAAATCTTTAGGAACCCTAACTTGGGATGATCACAGATCGTGATTTAGTGATTGGAACGCCTCCATATCTTCCTTTGATGTACCCTGTTTTATATGATTCTCCGCTCCGGACTTTATAGTCTGAGAGTGGAACTAGTTGCGTCCCGCCACTAACTGGTTTTTCGACAAACCAAATTTGGTCTCTATGAAGTGCAACATCCTCCATCGGGAATATATCGTGCGTTGTAAATATAAGCTGTCCCCCACCATTGCCTATCGCATTGGTAAAATAGTTTTCGATCAGATATTTCAGGGCAAATGGATGGAGGCTGTTGTGCAGCTCATCTACAAATAAGGTGATTCCGCTGTCCGCAGTATCAATCCACGGACCTGCAAGAGATACAAGCGCCCGCGTACCATCTGACTCCTGGTCAAACGGAAGCAGGACTTGTTCTCCCTCTTCATCAATGTGAGCGCAATGAATCTCCTCGACCTTTTTATTTGAAGAATTCTTCAAAACAAATTCTGCAATTTCTTGCGGAAGATGCCGGAAGCCTTTCTGTTTTGTTACATCGACCTCTTCTAAGTAAAGATCAACAACATCGAGTCCGACGTCATTGATAAACTTCATTACCCTTTCGTCTTTGTTTTTGTTGCACATTTTGGTGGTGAAGCTGGGTGATACCCTGTCGTCGCTCTGTATCACCCTGAGTTTTTTGCTTATCCAATCGTAAGGGATCTTTAGACCTGATGAATTCAAGCTTACTGCCGTGCTGAATAGCAAAGCGTCGGGGCGAGTACTAGTTTTCCAGGCTGATTTTGCTCCTTCTAAAGAGGGATTTACATATATTTCATACTCTTTGGAAGAAGAATTGTATGATCGATCTATTAATCGGACCGACCTGGCTCCTTTTTGAGTTTGATACAGCCATTCTTTATAAACTCGATGCTTATCTATAATAAAACCGTATTGATATATTTTATCCTCTGTAATAAAAGATATTTCGAATTCGCTGGGCTCATCTCGGGTTGACGAGGAAAACAAGTAAGGGATGACGCCACTTATATCCGTATTGGGTTCGCGGTCACGCGATGATGTGATAATAAACCTTTGTAGAAAAGCTATAGCTTTGATCAGAGATGTCTTGCCTGCGCCGTTGGCGCCGTAAATAGCAGCTGCTCTGAGAAGATACGGAGCGGGACGGAGACCCGTTTTGAAGCTCTTTGTTTGCCGAACGATGTTTGATGAGCCCGCGACCAGCGAGAGGGTCTGGCGAGTTTTAATCGACCGAAAATTGGTGGCCGAAAATTCGATGAGCATCAGGGGTCCTCCCCGCGGAACCGCAGGTTTCTACAGGAACCATGTAAATTTTCCCCCTCAAACGCAAGGGTAGGGATCGAGCTTCGTGTGGGTTTTCGATTCCTAGGAAACGCACCGTCGCCAAATGTCATAAACCAAATGACTGCGAAGATTTCAGTCTCACGTGATCGAGGAAAAGATCAATTACTTGCGGCAATCAAGATTTTAATTAAATCCCCACAACTCTGCTAAGAAACCGAGCCCGCGTCGCAACCGATCCAACGCCACAGCCGCGGCGGCCTCATCGTTCCCGAACCCCACGGCCCGTCCAGCCGCCGCCAGCGTCACCTCCAGCCCAACGACGTCGACGACGACACGCCAATCCCCGGCATCCATCGCCGATTCCGCGATCCGCAGCGCCCGCCGGTGGCGCTCCATGGTCTCGGAGATCGGCGTGCGGTGCGCCGCGCTGCCGCCGCCGGAATGGTTCGGGTCGTTGGCGGCGATCCCGGACAGCCCGGCATAATGATGGTGCGTGCGCAGCTTGTCGCCGGCCTCGTAGAGCTGGCGGTTGTGGTCGTGATCCACCGGGTCGAGCCTGGTGCGGGAGAATAGCCGATCGAGCGGGGCTTCGCTGAGCCGCACCACCCTGTCGCCCCCGAGGACGACCGGGCCGGTACCGATGATCTGGACACGCCCTGTCCCGAGTTGCATAGCCACCGTGACGCCGGCCTGCATCAGGCGCTCCGGGGTCGGATCGTTCTCACCGTCCAGCGTGGTGGTCGGGATCGCGTTCAAGGCGCGCACCACGGCCAAGGAAACGACCTTCTTACCTCTGCGTCGTGCCACGGCCCTGCCCCACCGATGTGTCCGATGTTGCTTGTGGTCTGGCTCCCATTAACCACTGTCAACTGCCAGGGCAGAAAATACACTGATCTCGACTTATGCTCGAGATCAGTGCGGAGTGGGGGACGCAAGCCCCTTGTAGCAGCGCTATGAAATACGATGAGTTTCGCTTGTCCTCAGAGGGCGCCGGAATTTGAGGAGGATCACCTACGAATTCCCGTGATCGGATCCTGCGTTTTGCCCAGCGACCTGTTCGACAGGTACTTCGTGCCAACCATCCGCATCTTTAACTCGCACTGTATCCACCGGCTCTGCGGCCGTGAACTTCGCGGTCGTAATGAAAGATTTTTGCTCGAGAAGGTCACTGTCCGGAAGTACAAAAACTAGGGCGAACATCGGCGGGAACAATCCCGTAAGCGACTGAACGAGTTTCACTACGACGTTGACCGGAGCTCCACCCGTCGCAGTCAACGTGACTGAGCCTTCCGCCTGCTGCGCGCGATATTCACCGGTACCCAAAAACTCACCAGGGGTAACCGCATTTAGGGTAAGTCCCTGAGGTTTGGCACGCAGATGTGGAAAGGGATCCCCGTCTCCCGCGAAAGCCTGGTACGAGGTAGGATTGCCGTCATCACGTTTGCCCGACATCTGATTTCCCCTCGGTGAGACTGATCAAAGATGACTCGGGGGGCCTTGGAAAGACAAGCCCTAATCATCAGTCTCGCGCTGAGGCTTACCGATTCGGGCCAAGCGCCGGGATCAGCGAGGTTCAGCGGACGGTCGTCGGCAGCTCAAACACGGAAAATTATGGCGCATCCAAATCTCCGAGTTTTGGTGAAGTTCGCCCGGCATCCGCGACAAGGTGATCGTCTGCCAACGATGCTTCGAGGTTGAGCAGCATGACGATCCGGTCGACCGCCAAATTCTTTCGCCGCAGGGCCGTGGTGTAGGGAATGCCTCGGCGTGTGCAGAGGTCGAAGAACGCGTAGCCCCGCGCCTCGCACCAGATCCAGAGCTTGAGGGCCTTGCGCGCCTCTGGATCGCTGACATGTCGATCGGGCCAAGTCAGGGGCCGCGTCTCGCCCGCGTTGCGGATTCGCGGATCTGCGCGCTCGGCCTGGACCATCCAAGTCTCAACATCCTTGTGGGTCCAAGGGGCCATCACGGTGGGCGATCCTCAAAGGCGGGGCAAGCAAGCAGTAGCGATTTGGCGAGTTCAAGCCTGTCTCCGCTCGGCGCTTCACGCCACGCCCGGCACCGGCGGGCTCTTGCTCGGCAGGTAGGCCCCCAGCCCAGCCGAGAGCTGCATCCAGCGCGGCTTCACCCCGAGCGGTAGAAAGTACGCTTCCCACGCCGCGCCCTCGGCAGAATCGGCGAGTACGAGGATCGAACACCCCGTGGGCCAGCTCCCCCGCTCGGCCTGGCGCATTCCCTCGGCGTTGCGGATGGCCGCGAGGTCTTGGACCGGGGCCGGCGTCCCGTCCGGCCGCGCGCCGGCCCGGTCGAATCCGTGGCGCAGCCAGGTCTGCAGAGCCTTCGGACGCTGCTCGCGGCGCCGGCACAGCTCGGCATAGGCCGCCGCTTCGCGGACGGCATGGGCCTGCTCGGCCGGGGTGAGGTCGGCGAACGCCGCCTGGGCGTCGGTGAGGCGCGCGCTGCGCACCCCGTCGGCGGGATACGCCGCCGTGAGTTGCCGGTAGCGCGCCTCGGCCTCGGTCGACAGGCTCGGGGGCGGCGCCCCACGTCGGCCCGGTCGCGAACGGGGCGCATCGCCGGCGCGATCCGCGGCCCGGTCCTGCCCGAAAACTGGATTTGCAGCCTGCGCCTGCCCCCCGGCAACGGGGGGTTGGGGGGAATCTCTTCTGACGGTTGAATCTGACGGATTCCCTATGGGGGTGACAGGGGAGTCACCCTCCCCGGTGACAGCCTTGTCACCCTCCCGGGTGACGGACGGGCACCCCTCGCCACCGGCATGGGGTGCCCCAGAGTCACCCCTCGGCCCATCATCGACCGATCCTGCGCCGGGCTGGTCACCCCTCGGCAAAGGCTCGAGGCGCTCCGGCCGCTCCACGCCGGGCAGATGCAGGATGTAGGAGTTGGCTCGCTGCCGACCCGATTTCGGGCAGTGCCCCAGCTGGATGGTGAGGACGTCGAGATCCTGCAGCACCCGAAGCTTGCGCTGCACCGAACGCTCGGATTGCGAGCAGGCCTGCGCCAGCTGCCGGATCTTCGGATGCGCCTCGCCCGTGTGCCGGTCGGCATAGTCGGCCAGCACCATGGCGACGAGCTTGGCGACGCCGTCGGGGATGTCTTGTTTGATGACCCAGGAAATGGCTTCGATCGACATAGCGGGCGCCTAGGGCGGACTCCGGGCAAAGGGGGAGCGCTCGGCCGCGAAGCCGGTCCGGCCTCGGGCACGCGAAAACCCGTCGCCGGACTCGGGAGGGCGAGCGGCGGCCGGGACGGATGGGGAGAGGAAGCGCGTCGGACAAAGCTTCGCCGGTCACGCCGAAAGGGGGCTTTCGGCGCGGGGCGAGCGGGGGCGGTCGCGGAGGTCAGGCTGAGTCAGCCGATCACGCGGCGCGCACAGGTGTCCGATTGAGGGGGGCGGTCTGGTGGCGCGCGGATGGGCGGCCAGCGTCGACGCGAAGCGAGAAGCGAGGGGAGAAGAGCGACCCAGCCGGATGATCCGGCGGCGATCTGGACAGTGCGCCTATTTAGGAACGGAGTCCGAGTCCGAGTGTGGAGGGAGTCGTCGCGGAAGGGCGGCGCTCCGGGGATCATCTCAGGCTCCCGGGCCTGGGGACGCTGGTCGCGTCACGCGTGGATCCAGGCACGCGCTCATTCCGCCGCCTCGATCATCGGCGCCGGCTGATAGAGATTCGCGAAGTCGGGCCGCGCGGTCCGCTGGAACGCTTCGCCGTAGGGCGGATAGCTGCAGGCGCGCACGAGGTCGTAGAAGCCCTCGGGCTTCACGCTGTTCTCGCCCACGGGCCAAGCGTGGTTGGTGCGGGTGGCGCGCGCGGGCGCCCGTGTCCGCAGGTCGCCGCGCACGGCGAAGATCACGTGCTCCGTTGTGTTCCGGAAGTAGCGGCCGCGCCCAAGGCGCGGTTTGGTCCAGGTGTGTACGGTCTTGTGCTGAAATCCCCAGGCGGCGAGCAGTTGCGGGGCGAGCAGAATCGTGTTGTTCGTCACCCAGAGGTAGAGGTGGCAATGCTCCTCGGCCCATTCGGCGATGGGCACGGCCTCGATCTCGGCCAGGGACATCAGGGCGTAGTCGTGCCCCGCCGATTCCGAAATATTGTCCTCGGCCCAGGGCGGGTCGCACACCAGGGTGCGGAACCGGCCGACAGCCGGCACGAGGCCGAGCACCCGCGCCTCGTCATGGGCCCGCTTCAGCTTGGTGTAGGGTCCGTCGAGCTTGCCCTTCGCGTCCATCTCATCGCGGAGCGGGCCGAACCGCACCGGATCGGCCTCGGCCGCGCGGACGATCGCCTGGATCTTGTAGAGCTGCCCGTAGGAGATCCCGACTTGGCGGGCGACGATCGCCATGGCGCGGGAAGGCTGTGAAACTTTCACACCCTTCCCAGCCTTGCGGACGCGTTCGCGCGCGCGCTCGCGTTCCCGCTCGAGCAAGGGCCGGGTCATCAACTCGACATCGCTCCACGGCAGCTCTCTGGACCCGGGACGCATGGAACTCGCCTGAGGAGGAGTCGGAGTACGAGTGGGCGTGGCGCGCGGGAGGGCGCGCCGGTCCGTCACCTGGGCGACAGCCCGGGCAGGAACGGCGAATCGGGCACGGTCTCACGCGGCGGAACCGGCGCCTCGGCGGGGGGCGGCTCGTAGCCGCGTTCCCACGGGAATCGCATGGTCGGCGGCACGTGCGCCGTCGCGTACCAGATGTCGTTGGGGAAGCCCCGGCTGGCATAGGCGCCGCAGCCGCAAGCGCAATAATAGACCGGACGCGTGGAGGCTTGGGCGCTGGGAGGTCCCATGAGCTTCGGTGCCATCAGGGCCGGCCCCCGTCCTGCGGCCGATCCTCGGCCGGCCGCCGCTTGGCGACGGGCTCGCCGACCAGCCATGGCGCGAGCGCGTGCGCGCGGGCCTTGAGGTTCCGCGCCTTCGCTTCCGCGTTCTGAAGAATGAGGATGCTACGGGCGATCAAGCGCCGCGCCCTCCATTCGCGAACGGAGGCCCTCCAACTCTTGCCGCATGGCGGCGACCCGGGTTTCGAGGGACCTGAGGTACGCAAGGTCGGACTCCATGTCGGGCGGGATGGCGGCCTCGATCGCCTTCAGTTCGGACTCGTCGATGCGGCGCGCGCGCCCGTACCAGATCTCGCGCGTGCGGCTGTAGGAGAGCCCGGTCAGCTCGTGCGCCTTGCGAACCTTGCCCTTGATCGAATCGCCAGGCGCAAGGGCGGCCACGATCCGGCTCAGGCCCTCGGCGGCTTTGGCCGAGCGGTGAAGGTGAAGGGCGACCGTGCTCACACGACTCTCCCACGCATTTTCCGACATCCGAGATCGCCTCCGTGCTTGGATGGGGCGTCCGAGCATGGAGTGAGGTTCTGAGAGAGCGGATGAGGGTCACGCGCCAGGGCCGGGAAGCACAGGGGCGTGTGAGAGAGAACGGGGGCGGTGCGCGTCATGCGCGCCGCCCCCGCCCCGTCCCGTCGATGGCCGCGGCCGGAACCACCGCCAGGACGGCCCGCCCGGCTCCCTCGGGCAGGCATGGGAAACGACCGCGCGCAGCCGCGGCGCGGGCTCTCGATGGCTTCGACGGAAGCCATGGTGCTGCCGCGCAGGATCGGCTTGGCCGTGAGGCCGGGAAGGAGGGAGTCATCGCGATGCCCTCACTGCAGAATGTAAAGTGGATTTGCCTAGAGCTTTATTATTGGTTGAGCAGGCACGATTGGCATCCAAACGAATGAGCAAGTCTGCTGTTATATCCGTCATTCCCCTCCTTGCCGCTGCTTCCAAAACAGTTTTCCAGAATTCGGAGGGGAGTTGATTTCGAGATTTCCATGAACTGACCGTACCTGGTGGCTTACCCAGGATGGCAGCGAGTTCGGCATAGCCGAACGCATCAATCACCTCGCCGAGAGTCTGCATGTCGCAGATAATCTGCGACATGCATGGCGGGAGTCAATAGGGCAATCTCAGACATGCAGACTGAAAGGCTGCAAATTGCAGGAATGCTAAAGCGCGACGATAAACATGGCCGGCTGAAAGACGCACGGCAGAGGCACTATCGAACCGCAAAGGAGGCCGCCGAGGCTCTGGGCAGTCCTTACGGGACATACTCGGGCCACGAATCGGGCTCCCGTGGATTCAGCAATGAAGAAGCCGCAAGGTATGCTCGGTTCTTCCGCGTGAGGCTGGATTGGCTCCTGTTCGGTACAGGAAGCAGCCAAGAGATGAAGCTTAAACCTTTATTGGGAAAAATTGAGCGCGGCGGCGTTGTGAGTCCGATAGACAATATATTTGAAAATCCCAACCAGCAGTTTGTAATCATAGAATCTATTATTGCCGAAGCTGCCTGCGCATATGCCATAATGAGTCATGATATGATCCCCTGGTATAATTGGGGATATCTTTTGGTGTGCGGCTACAGGCAGAGCGATCATTTCGATATAAATCAGAAACTTGTTATAGTCTCAATTAAAAATGAAAATACACGACTTGCAATTGCTAATATTGACGAATCAAGCGGATTGTTTGATCTCGAATGCTTTGGTTATCCGAATATCAAGCGTGCTGAAATCGAGTGGGCAGAAGAGGTTCTTGCAATAATTCCCAATCGCAATTTATGGAGTTTATCTTCTGGAAGCACCCCAAAGCCGGCCCTCTCTATGGTTGAATGATTGTGGGTCTGTGATTTTCGGTTGAGGAGCCGCCATTCAACGAAGCGCTGGGCAATCCCGCCAAGCGCGAAATAATCTGCATTTTGCAATTGACTTGAAATCTGCATTGCGCAGATTAAGCTCCATCGCAGGTCGCGGTGGAGCCAGCGCGTGCATATTCACGATAGTTTCCGTCCTCGATCAGAAGGAGGCGCAACCGCGCTACACGGCCCATTCAACGGCCCGGCGCGAATCGAGGCGCTCGCATGAGCCGCCACATCGTCATCGACCGGCCCAACCTTCAGGTCGTCCTCGGCTTCGATCATCCCCTCCGGTCCTTCTTTGGCCAGGCGTTCGATCCGTCGGACCCACGCCTCGAAGGTCTGGCCTTCAACGGATGGCCCACGCCGTCGGGCCTCGGCCTCCGCCGGCCCGTGCAGACCCACGCCGAGGCCGAGGCGGATGTCGGCCTGCTCATCCACTGGATCTTCGATCAGGACTGGGTGCAGGGGCCGAGCCTGATCTGGGCCGCCCATGTCGAGCGGGTCCGCGCGACCCTGCTGTGGGAATGGGAGAACGGCACCGACGCCCCGAGCCCCAAGATCCCCGCGATCCTGATGGGGGAGCCTGACACAATCGGCCCCAAGCCCGCCGACGCTCAGGTCGTGCGGTCATGAGCCGGCGCTGTCCCGCCGCCGGTTTCGTCGGCAACCTCACGGCCTTCGGCCCGGTGGAGAAGACCCGGCGCGGAATCGCGCACAAAACCCGCCTCGTCGCCGCCACCGTGACCCTCCCGAAGGAGGACATCGATCCCTTCCATCAGGCCATCGGCATGCCGGTCGGAGGCGCGGACATCGCCCGCGACCCCGACGCCTGCCCGGCCGTGGCGCTGATCCCGGCCGAGCACCCGCGCCATCCCTCGAGCCACGACGACGTGCTGTTCCGGGCGGCGCTGACGGCCCTCGAACGCCTCGTCGACGCGGCGGGCGAACCGAAATCGACCCTGCGCCTCGACCCGCGCATGGCGGTCCGCGTGCCGGCGGAGGCCACCGATGGCCTATGACGCGATCCGCCAGCGCCACCCGCACGCGCCCTGCGCCGTCGGCGCCCGCGTGCGTGAAGCCGCTTCCGGCCGCACCGGAACCCTCCTGCCGCCCCGCCCGGGCGACCCCGGCCTGCGCGTCCATTTCGACGGGCAGTTCCCGCCCGTGAGTTGCGACCCCGACAGCCTCGAATACGCCGACCCGCCGCCCGAGGCCGCACCGGACTGGTGCGCCCGCTGAGCCCCTTCACGCCGCCCTCGACGCCAAGCCAGCCTCACCGGAGCAGCCATGACCGCCCCCGTCTCAGCCTCGTCCATCGGCACGGCCAGAACCATCCAGGGCAAGGGCGTGACGGACGAGGACCGCATCCTCGGCCTGCGCGTCAGCGCGATCCGGAAGACCAAGGGCCTCACACAGGCCGCCCTGGGCGAGGCCCTCGGCGTCACCTTCCAGCAGGTCCAGAAATACGAGAAGGGCGTGAACCGCATCGGCGCGGGCCGCCTGGGGACCATCGCCCGCTTCCTCGGCGTGTCCCTGTCCGATCTCTACGGCGATGAGGCGGTGGGCGGCGGGGACGAGGCCTTGGCCGTCCTGAACGAGCCCGGCGCCACCGAACTGCTCCGCCTCTACGCCGCCATCGCGAGCGCCGAGGACCGCCGCAGGGCCCTCACCATCGTTCGGGAGATCGCCAAGATCGGCACCGCCAAGCCGGCGGGGGACGCGTGAGCACCGGGGCGCGGACACTCCTCGCGCGGCTGGCGGCTGGCGAGGTCCTGCTGGTCACCATGACGGCGCTCTCCGGCCGGCTCTTCTGCCTCTCCCCGTCGGGGCGTGCCGTGACCGCCCGCCTCGCGGAGGCCGCGATCGGCGCCGACCTCGTGGTGCCAGCCGGGGATGGATTGTTCGGTCCTGCCTTTTCACAGACCTGGCGCTTGCGGCGGGAGGATCGGGCGGATGCCGATACCCCGTGAAAAGCTCGCCCTCTATCCCGGCGGATCGATCCGCTCGAAAGCCTGGCGCGACGGCGTCCGCCGGCCGATTCTCGCGCGGGCGGGCAATTGCTGCGAGGGCACGCCCCAGCGGCCTCATTGCCGGGCGGAGAACGGCCAGCCGCATCCGGAGACCGGATCGCGCGTCGTCCTGACCATCGCGCACATGGACCAGGATCTCGTCGACCACGGTGCGGAGAACCTGCGCGCCCTCTGCCAGCTCTGCCACAACCGCTGGGACCAGACCGCCCGCACCCGATCCGCCATCGCCACCCGTGCCCGCCGCCTCGGCGAAGGCACCCTCGACCTGTTCTGCGAGGCCAGCCCGTGACCATCATGCCCTTACGCCGCGTGGGAGCCGCCTGACCATGGCGCGCCCCCACATCGTCCCCCGCCTCATGACCAAGGCCGAGGCCGCCGCCTATTGCGGCTTCTCACCGGGCATCTTCGAGCGCCAATGCGAGGTCCGGCCCATGGCGTTCGGCGACAAGCGCCTGGAGCGCTACGATCGGTTCGACCTCGACAACTGGATCGAGGCCCGGAAGGCTCCGGCGAAGAGCGGGCTCAAGTCGATGGCGGATGCCATCGCGGAGTTCTGACACGTGGTCACCAAGCTCCGCATTCCCGGCGTGAAGCGCTATCGGGATCGGCACGGCCGCTGGCGCAACTATCACCGGGCCACCGGCAAGCCGATCCTCGCCGAGTTCGGCACCGCCGCCTTCGCCGCCGAGGTCAACGAGCTCAACGGCCTCGTGAAGCGACCGCCGCCGGTCGCCGACGGCACCCTCAAAGGGGTGATGGACGAGTACAAGGCCACACCGGCCTTCGCCGACCTCGCGATGGCGACCCGCTCGGGCTACGAGCGCTACTTCGACGTGGCGGCTCCCCTCCACGCCGTCCCGATCAAGAGCATCGATTCCGCCGGGCTCGCCGTGATCCGCGATAAGGTCGCGATGAAGCGCGGCCGGCGCACGGCCAACTACATGCTGTCCGTCCTGTCGGTGCTGTTCGGCTTCGCCATCGAGCGGAAATACGTCACCGCCAACCCCGTCCTGGTGGTGAAGCGGACGAAGCGCGACAAGAGCAAGCCGAAGGCGAACCGCCCCTGGACCCTCGCCGAGCGCCAGGCCGTCCTCAAGGCAGCGCCGCCGCACCTGAAGGTGCCCCTGGCCCTGGCCATGTTCACCGGCGTGCGGAAGGGCGACGCCCTCAAGATGCGCAAGGACGCGGTGAGGGGAGCCGTCATCGCCACGTCGAAGACCGGCGAGGAGGTGTTCATCCGCATCCACCCCGAACTGGCCGAGATCCTGGCGAGCGTCCCGGCCCACGCAGCGCCGACGATCGCCGCGACGTCGCGCGGCACGACGTGGACCGTGACCGGGTTCAACGCCGTCTGGATCAAGTTCAAGGGCAAGCTGGAGGACGAGGGCAGGATCGGTCCCGGGCTGACGATCCACGGGCTGCGCCACACCCTCGGCGGGCTGCTGGCTGACGCCGGCTGCGATCTCGACACGATCCGGCGCGTGCTGGGCCAGAAGACCCTCACGATGGCGCAGCTCTACAGCGAGCGCGCGAAGAAGGAGGTGGCCACCAAGGACGCCATGGACCGGCTCGATCCGCTGGGCACAAAAGCGAAAAGCGGTCAGACAAATGTCTAA